CATATTACTTGTTATTTAACGATTAGGTCTGGAAAAGCCTCCTTTACTAGTTTCTTTGTAATACCCTTGATAGGCATATGTTTATTGATCATACCCACAAGAAGATCTGCATCTCTTGGGTGTACTATTTCAAGTATATCTAAAAACATCTTTTCTCTTTTTACGGCTGGCATTTTAGCACCAGAAGTATTGGGTAAGAAATACGCAAACTTTCTATTATGATTAGTTAAATTTGATGGCACCGATCTCACATCAGCGGGTTCATAAGGAACCTTACCAGTAGGCAAGTTCCATTCCACCAAATCATCAAAGGTGCCACGCAATATATCCTTCATTGCCCAATTACTATTATTTTTTTGTAAGATTTGTATTTTGTCTGTGCGACTTTTTGCTTTAGATACTTGATCTAAAATTTCAAACACCATCCAAGTTGTCTTATTAACCATATTAAATAAAGTCCTCTATATCCTCAAGTAACATTCGGCATCTGTTCTCTACTAAGTAAGGAAACACTTTGCTTCTGTTGTTCACTATATTATCTTGTTCATCAAAACTATTTAGTATTTTAGATTTTACCAAACTAGGAGTTTCTTCTAAATCTATTAACTTTTTATTACGGCAATAGTTTCTATAAACCTCATCGCCCATAGCTTTGATATCTTCTACTAAAGTATCTATAGTAGTTTGACGCAGGGGTGTTTGACGTATTCCTTCTACAAAGCAATTATCGTTGCTAAGAACATTAGGCACACCATCTGAAGTATCACCTTTTAATATCAACTCCAATAGTTGTTGTCTAGGATTATTTTCTACAACAAAGGTTTTCTTTAAGGGAGAGTATTGTTTTACATTATTATACTTCTGTAACTGTGCGAAGTCTTTATCTGAAGACACGATCATTATAGGTTCATTCTTACCAAACTCTTGTGATGCATCTACTAGAGTTCCTATAACATCGTCTGCTTCACATTCATCTATGAGAACAGTCTTGTACGGAAAGTGTTCACCAATCTCATCATAAACCTTAGAAGTTATTCTAAAGAGTTCTTTCCAATCAGTATTATCTTTCTTACGATTGGCTCCACGTTTAAACTTGTAGTTAGGGAAGTATTCTTTACGCCAGTTCTTTCTGCCATCACCGCACACAACTATTTCACCGTATTTGTCTTTAAACTTATTACGATACATTCTTACGTTGTTTAAGATGAGATGCCTAAACAAATCCTCATTCATCTCATCTTTCTGTAGTATCACACTTCCGATAGCTACAGCATTATAATCAATCAAAATCACTGGTCTTACTCCTAATATAATATGGATATACTATCCACCTCAAAAACCTTTAGTTTATTATATACTAATCTGACGATTCGTCAACCCCTTTTTTATCCATCATGAGGGTCTTGGTTTAAATGTCTGTGTTTTTCAGCCATTAAGATTACCTGTTTAGCATACTCAGCTTTGTCAACAACACCTTCTTCAAGTAGCCGTTGTCTATTAACTTCATGTGCCGCTATAGTATCTTCTTTAGATCCACCAGAGTATGGAACACAATGTCCTTCTTCAGTTAAGATCTCTGTGACCTTACGCCCATCAGGTACACGAAAGTCTCCAAGAATACGTCCAAACTTACCCTTCATGTCTTCGCCATGTCTATCTTCTGTTGTGATTAGTTTACCGCCATCTTTCATAAGTTCTATCAGTCGAGCCTTTGCCGCTTCGCCAAATAGATCTTCTACCTTATCAGATGTTCTTGACTCAGGTGTATCGATACCCATGATCCTTACTCGTTCATCTTTAAGACAAACACCAAATCCTAGATCGATATCGACATCTACTGTGTCTCCATCTAGAACCTTGATTACTACTACGTCATATTCATTTTGCATTTTATTTCCCCAGTATATGTTTACGGTGTATTTTTCCTCCAATAAATGCATTATAATATTCGTCAGGTTTTAAGAGAACATCTCTTTCTATCTGATATTTCATTTCATAGTATGAGCACAAGCCTTTTGTCTTGCAAAGTCTTAGTATCTCTCTTTTGAAGTTTTCTGCCCCTTTAGTTTCCACTAGCATTTTTACTTCGGTGCTACTGCCATAGTATTTACGCCAATCGCTCTCAGAACGGCTCCTAATGGCTCTCTTACGTGTCCTAGTGATAGGGAGCTTCTTTGGCTTCCAAAAGAACTTCTTGCCAATGTATTTCATACCAGTGTCTAACTCAGTTATCTGATACACAAATCCTTGATACTCTTCTGGTGTTTCATCAAACACTTCATCATCATAATACCACATAAAAAAATAGCCCCACTATTACATGGGACTATTTATAATCAATCTTCTAGTTGTTCAAAGTACAAGGGAGACCCGCACATCGGACAATATTGAGGAACCTCTTCACTATCCACAACTAATACTTGTGTCTCAGTTTCGCAAGCAATACACTCTGCCCAATATTCTTCTTCCATGTCTTACTCCTTAAAAGGTTATTTCACAAGCACCACCTTGGCAAGCAATCGCACCCATAGTGTCTATGTCAGTGAACCTCTTCTCAGCAAGCTCCCCAACAAAGTCTATTGGCTTAATGTTTTGCTGGATCTTCTCCCACTTGTGTAGAAGGAAAACATCCTTAAGGCAATACTCCGTCTCTTTCAAATCGTTCATGAAGTAGTTATCAGCAAACTTATTAAATCTACGTAGCCATTCAGCACGTTGATCCGACACTTCGCCAAGATACTCAGGTGGAGTTTGAGCTACCATTGTAGCTTCCCACAAGTCACGGAATCCAGCCTTGCGAGTATCTACGATAAGACCTGACGCAAACAATGCGGCCTTACCATACTTTTCCACAATTTCCTTTTCTGACAATACTTCTGTCATTGGAGCCTGTGCAAAGTCTTTATCACCCATACCAGCCAAGAAACTAATACCAGCAAAGCTATGACGGTTTTCGAAAACATAGTCTTCGATCTCAGACCATTGATGCGGCATTACTGTTACAGTGTTGGATACATTGTGACGTGTCTTTGGGTTAGCGCATAACTCAACATTTGTGCCAGCCTCTACCCAATTATTTTGAACCAGCTTAACTTTTTCCAACAACTCTGTTGCATACAAGTCTTCCCGATACAAAGAACCCTTAGGTGAAATGATTGGGAAACCTACACAGTAATCAGTGTTGTTAGATGACCATACAGACTCTTCAACCATGTATGGATTAGTTTTCGCTATTAACTGTCCAACCTCAGTATCTTTGTTAAGTTGAATATGGCGAATGTAGCGTGGGCTATGCTCACCATGAATACCAGATGCTGTTTGTAAAAGAACTGAAGCGTTACCAGATGGCTTTACACACGTGGTTCTGGCGGCGGCATTAATACCAATAAGTTTAGCAACCTCTTTGTTAACTTTCTTAACAATCTCTGCGCCTTCACGCTGAACTTCTGCATCCAGCAATATTTCTGGATTATTCATCCAACCTGTGACCGACACACCTAACAATGCTTCACGCTCAAATATTTTTTTACTTGTTTCTGTTAGGTATTTGAAATCAGTATAACCAGCTTGAAGCGTTCCCATAATAGCACCTGTACGACACGCCTTAAAGAACTCTTCTTTAGATGTACACTTAGAGCCATTGATCTCTGTTAAGTTACATCCCTGCCAACCACTCTCTCCATCTATCTGTGGAAACATTCCAATCTCGACACATGGGTTAGTAGTAATATCTTTGTCATCCACAAAGAAGAAACCGGGCTCTCCAAACTCTTTGATGGACTGCATGATATCTCTAAAGTCTTCACGCTTGATCTCATCTCGTACAATAACCGCTGAGTTGTTAGAACGTCCACGCTGTGGATTATCAACAAACCAGTTACCTGTTTTAGCACTAATCATTTCTTCATCGTCTGCACTGAACAAGCAGATCGTTGCGGATCGTCTTACACCACCAGCCAACACTGCATCTGAACCATGCATTGCTATATCGTAAATGTGAATAGGCTTTAGGCGAGTAGCACCATTTAGAACTTGTGATTGAATAAGATGTTCAATTTTATCTAATGCTCTACGCAATGGCTCTGGACCGGGGGCTTTAAATCCACCATTAATCATAGCACCCTTTGGACGCACATGAGTAAGATCGAAATATACCTTACGGCCTTCCATCTCAGGGAACTGACCACCACCAACAAAGTATGATGACATTAGTGCTCCAAGAGCATCAGCCCATCCTTCGATAGAGTCTTCTACTACCCAACCCTTTGCTTGCTTCTTACGTTCTGCTATATCTGGCATTTTGTCGGCATGATGCTTTTGCACTGAGAAACCAGCCCCTGCGCCACAGAGAAGCACGTAGAACAACTCTGAGAAAAATCGTGGGCGGTCAGCATACGTTGAAGTGCAGTTGTACATCCGCATCATGTGCTTCAATAGCTGGTCTCCACCAAACTGTAATGCTCTCTGTGCGCCTAGAGCATACTTCAACTTATATGATGCTTCTGCTTCATCTATTAATAGAGCGAGTTCAGGACTCATCTTCTCTTCGTAAAAATCTCTGTGCATTTCCATAACACGTGAGACTGAATCGTCCCAACTTTCATAACGTTCTTTTGTATCGTCCCACCTACTATATCCTTCGTAGAATTTAGTTTCGGACATGAGATTCCTTGTATCCCTATCTCTATTGTTGTTGACAAGCTTGAGCATCTAGCACCTCGTTAAGTGAATAATTATCGGCCCCGCTAGTCCGTATAACTAGCAGTCGAATTAGTGTTTGTATCTTATTGGTGTAGTATATAGTAAAACTAATAATCTTACAACCACATATTGTGGTAAATATATATTTTTATTTTTTTTTTTTTTTAAAACTTTAATACCAGTTTGATAACTAAATGAAATTCCATCTTCATGATCATTAGCCATTGGCAATCCCCTAACATTAAGAGAAGTGTTAAGAAGCATTGGTATGCCTGTCATACTATAGAACTCTTCTAAAATAGGACGTAGTATAGATTTGCTTTCACTGTGAACTGTTTGAACACGAGCGGTTCCATCAACATGAGTCACTGACTTATAGTCATGTAGTGCTTTTGCAGTGTATTGCATATATCTATTAGTCGGTCCTTCGAAGTATTCATCAACAAACTCTTCTAGAATAGCTGGCGCAAAAGGTCTAAACTTCTGTCTGTTCTTCACTTTATTAACTGTATCTTTTATATCAATAAGTGGGTTAGCAAGTAAACTTCTATTGCCTAATGCTCTGGGTCCAAACTCTGCTTTACCGTTTAAGACCCCAGCTATGTTTTCAGTCATTAGATATTCAGCCACACGTTTAGGATCTACTTCATTATTGGTATCTAACCCTAGATAGTTGTCAACCCAATTAAGTCTATTCTTTCCAGTTTCTAAAGCCCATGTTCTAGCGGCGGCACCAAGAGATGACCCACCATCACTAGGATTTGCCGCAATCCACATATCATCAAATAAATATCTTATTTTACTATTGACAGTTATATTTTGAGCAACTCCACCACTATAGCATAGCTTGCTACCATACTCTCTAGCCTTAGTCGCAAGTTTTAGTATTTCTTCTTCTGCCCATGCTTGTAGAGACGCCGCTAAGTTATAGGGTTCTGTTTTTACATACTTGGATAAATTATCAGATAAAACATTTCTGTTATTCCAATATGGACGTGAATATCGAAATTCTTCTACGGAAATCCTTACAGCTTCCAATAAAGTCGGTTCACCATAAGACGCCATTCCCATTACAATATATTCTTCTTCTAAAGCTCTGTAGCCAAGTATTTTTGTTACAAGAGCGTAAACAGTCCCAATCGAATTAGGATACACATCCTCATGCAACAAATCAAAATTGGAGTTCATAATAGTGGCTGTTTGATATTCCCCATAACCATCTATGGTGAGTATCACTGTGTCCTCTGACGATTCCCAAGGGCGAGTGTAAAACGCTCCAGCCGCATGAGATTCATGATGTAGACATTTTTTAGAATAAGTATATTTTTTCTCACCACCAAACCTAGCTTTATACTTTTCTAGTTTTTCATACCACTCCCCTTCAAAAGTACTTAGCACCTTATGAGCGGTATCTAAACGAAGTTGAGTATCTTCATAGAAGGTAACTAAATCATCATTTTGTATCATATCATATAGACTATGATGTAGCACAGGGTCATTTTTTATTTTACTATACCGCTCACTTTCAGCGGCAAACGATACTCTACCATCTTCTTCAATGAACGCAATACTGGCGTCATGGAAGTCATCACTTATTCCACAGTATCTCATAGTTTTAGGGGGTTTCTGTCACAGGCTCTTCTGTTAAAGCTTCTTCATAGTAACCTATGATAGCCTGTGTGTCTTTGATATACCTACGCATCTCAGCAATGCCAAGTGCTAGGTTTTCATATCCTTTAGGAGTAATAGCAAAGAAAACTACGTTACCAGTGTTTGCTTCTAGTTCCGCTAGTTTTTCTTCTAGGTTTTCTTCAGTAACCACATACCAATCAACAGGTGGAAACTTGACTGCTTTAGGTCTCTCCTGAATAGGTATACTCTGTTTGGTATACTCAGTCTGAACAACTACCTCTGCTTCAGGTGCTCTACTGCAACTCCACAGTAGGAACGGTAATGTTACTAGGAGGAGTGGTTTCAGATTCAATTCTGTCAAGTAGTTTAGTGACTGCATTGTCAACCCTTTCTTCAAGTCCTTGTGCATTCGTTAATGCTTCCATAGTCAAATCAATTTTAGCAAACACGCCTCTAAGTTTATCTAAATGTGATTGCGATTGCTGTAGTCTTTTACTTAAATCTTTATTTAACTGTTCATTTTTCTTTTGATCTGCTTGCATATTCTCAACAGTTGCTTGTAAGGTTTCTGTAGCAGATTTTAGTTTAACGTTATTTTCTCTCAGTGTATTTATAGTAGCCTCTGACCAGAGATAGTAACTATAGCCACCATAGCCTACACCACCCAATAAACCAGCTATAATAATAATTAAGTATAACTTAGCCATTGTTCTCTAAATGCCTTCTATACATTGCCAATAGTCTAGGTGGTTTATCTTTCTTACGTCTACGATCAGTCATGTTTATTGGAACACCCAACTTACGTCTTAATACATTTGTGGGGAGCCTTTTCCTTGGACCCATGTCTTTAGTGTCATGTGGAATACCAGCATCAGCGGTAGTTGTGACTTCTTCTTTCATCGTATCAGTTCTCCTACAGAAACGTATACGTTCCTCTTAGTCCTTGCGTGTGTAACTTCGTATATATTTATACCAAACAGGCATCCTACTGGATAACACTCATCATAGACTTTAACGTTGTCTCTGGCATTTACCATTTCATCTAACGTATCATTTAAAAGTTTTTCGTTCATTACTTTATAAGATCCGGGGGATAGCCGTTCATCTTCAAGTACAAACCATTCACTTTGCTCTGTCAAGAAGTCTGCTTCAGTAACGCCTAATACTTTTAAACTCTCCAGAAGTTTCCCTTGAGGCATACTAAACTTTTCTTTTAGTAGAAACAATGCGGCGGCATATGAAGCAAGTTTACTTCCACCACCCGGAGCCTTCGCCATGATCTTTTTTATATTAAAGACAAGTTTATGGAATGGTGTATAGTAGTTACGATAGTTGTCTCTATCTTCCATACTATCAAGAGTAAAAGATTTTTGTCTCTTACCCTTCGCATCTATAATGCCTAGTTTAAATGCTTCGGTATCTTCGAATGAAGTCGTAAGTAGTCTTAAGAACCTGAAGGTGTATACTAAATCACCCGCTCTTTTTAGCATACCTTCGGTTTGTAGCATACGCATTATATTACTCTGCTTTCCACATAGTCCAACAGCCGTATGCGATAGCACCAACAGCGGCAAGTTTAATAAAACTGGTTGCAAACAAAGCAACTATTCCTATACCTATGAGAACTGCACCGTCCATAGTAGTGCGTTCATCTATACGGTTTTTAATCCAGTTCCTCATTATATGTCCCTCAGTCTTTCTATTACTTTTTTGTCCATTTCGATATCAGTGTATTCATCATTCCTAATAGTTTTTAAGAATATTAAGAATGGCTTCAATGCTTCCCAATACTTATCATTCATATGAAACTCTAACATCTTTAGAGACGGTTTAATATCAAATACATTAAATATCACGATAAGATGATTTAATATAAGTCTCTCAGCCAATTCACCAGTATTATAGTAACGATTTAACAGACGCTTCAAGTACATAAATCTCTTAAGATCATCATAAAACTCTTCAGCATCTATCACGTTTGGTTTATAATAATGTTTAGCCGCATACAAAAGTATATTGCTATCATCTAAAGTATCAAATAGTTTCATTTTCCATCCAAGTTAAATCTCTTTGATTTTATTTAGGACAGTAAATCCTTCATAGTTTTGAGTAAAGACTTTTTAGTTTTACGCCTATCTAACTCAATACCGTGTTCACGACCAAGTGCTTCAAGTTGTAGTTTGTTCATATCTTTTAAACTATCAACATCAGTATGATCAAACGACATAGCATCTTTTGATACAGCCGCTACGCTTGGCATATCCACATTTGTCATAGTATTACTTACAAATCCAGATGCCGCCATTCTTGATTCTTCAGCATCCCATTTACCTTCAACAATAGTAATATCATCAGCGGTTACTGGCATATTAGCCTTTTGCCATTCATCAATTTGCGCCTGAGTAAATCTAGAAGAAACCATAACCTCTCCTGATGGACTTACCCAACCCTGACTTAGTACTGGTGTAGCATCACTGCACCAGTTTGGTGCTTCAATAGTCTTCATATTACTTTCCCTTCATTGGTGTTGCAGAAGGCATAATCTTCTTATCACCTTTCATGTTGTCAGATGGACGTGCCTTCGTTGATGGACCCGCTCTTCCAGCCTTACTAACATCGTCATGACCTTTTGCTTCAGTGTCATCTACTTGAACGTTATCTGTGTGAGACTTTACGAAATCATCTTCACCTTTAGAAGCAGTTTCTCCAGCCTTTTCGCCCTCAGGCTTTTTACGAGCCTCAATAATACGAGCATAGACTGTTGGCATAACCGACTCAGCCATTCCACCGTCAACTTCACCCTTATTGTCTTTCTTGTCTTTCTTGTCCTTAGAAGGATTCATAACGATATCTTCTTCGTTTTGCTCTTTCTTTTCCCATGGTGCTTTCTTAAGGCTAACAAGTTTTTTGCCCTTCGCACTAGAGGCAGAAGCCTTTGCCAATTTCTTGGCAAGTTCTGCTTTTTGTGATTCGTCCATTCTAGATTACTCTC